TCTGCCATTAGTATTGTCCTTTATTCAGCCTACCCAATTCAGCTTGATATTTCGATTCGCATTGCTGATATTGTTGTGTTAAGGCTTGTGTTTTAATTTGAGTACGCTGAAGATTTACGCCTGACTCTTGAATTACTTGAGACAGATTAGACTGATATTCCTGAATCTCTTTATTAATGTTTGAGCTATATGAACCGATTTCTTGAGCATAGTTTTGAATTTTTTTATTATCATCCTGAGAGAGAAGTCGACCAGTTTCAATAGATTTTTGCAATTCAGCCTGATACTCTGCATTCTCTTTATTGAATTCGTTTAATTCGTTTTGAATATCTGCAGAATATTTTTGTAATTCTGTCTGTCTCTGTGTCTGCCAGATTTCCATTTCTCTCTTTGTATTATTTGAATACTCTTGTATTTCTTTACCTACTTCAGCTTGATAAGACGTTACTTCTCCAGAATGCTTTTGAATCTTCTGAACATCATCTTGAGATCCTAATCTTGCGCCTTCGATTGCTTTTTGTAGTTTTGCCTGATATTCTACATTTTCTTTATTAAATTCATTCAGTTCGTTTTGAATATCAGCCTGAAATTTTTGGATAGAAGAACTGACGCTTGTATTGTATACACCCATTTTCTCAGACACTTCAGCTTGAAATTCTTGAAGGTTACTGTTTAATTCTGAAGAGTATACAGATACTTCCGTATTGTATTTTTGAATGCTTGTCTTATCTTTTTCTGTTATATAGTCACCAGACTTCATTATCTTCTGAACGTCTGCTTGGAACTTCTGAACATTAGAATTAAACGCTTGCATACGATCCTGTATTGTAGACGTATATTCTTTTAAATAATTCCCTGCTTCATTAAAATAAGTATTTGCTTCCTCTAAGTCACCTGTTCCTATAGACGTACTTGCGCTTGAAAGTGCAGTTCCATAATTACTGCTTATAATTGGGGGAACATAGGAGGGCGCATTGGGGACAGTACCAAGAGATCCACCAACTATGGTTGGTGCAACAGGTGCAACTGCAGTCATTGTAAGTCCAGTAACAACAGGTGCAGATGTTAGTACAACAGTCGGCTTTGAATATGCAGGTGCAGTCTCGTCAAATGTTATAGTGCTATTTGATAGCGTTGGTACAACTGGAACCGATGCACCTATAACTAAACTATTTAATGATGGTGCGGAAGTTAACACAGCCGATGGTTTAGAATATGAAGGTGCGGTTGCACTAAAACTTATTGAACTGGCTGTTAATGTTGGGGCAAAAGGTGCGACTGCTGATATGCTAAGATCATCAATCCCAACGGCGTTAGGGATATCCTGTATTGTATCAGACATCATGCGAAATAGGTATTTGCATGACGCTCCCAGAATCACCGCAAATTCTGCATTATCTGGAAAGAAGGGTATTCCCGATGTTCCACTATGCACAACAGTAGGATATGCAAATGCAAAAATTTGTCCTTTTTGCGTACTGGTCGGATCTGGTTTTATAAATATTTCTTTGCCCTTATAATAATGAAAGGGGCTTCGTGTTGAGGGTTCATGGATACTTCCACTACCGCTTGCTAATTGTGTAGATAATCCAAAGGGGGCTTCCACAGATAGTCTACCATTTCTTGCTACATCTAAAATTCTTTTATTCTCTGCATCATATCCAGCGTTGCTGGTGGTTGTCTCATCAATAGTAGAATTATGCAATAAGGCTTCCTTAGGAAGTATATCCGTAATCTCACGTGCGGATGCGGTCAGAAAATCGGACAGAGCCGAGGTATCCGTAATGGATACCCCGACAATGTCTTCAACTTGCGTTAGAAAGCTCATTAGGTAATTTTAAATACTTTATGAGATTCAATTAAAGTAATACCGATACCTTCATCAGACATGTATTGATCTTTAACACCATCGTAGGCATTATCAGTCTTTACAGATGTTTGATATAAAGGCGCACGATATTGCGCATGAAACAGATTCTCATCTGAGACAACTACCATGTATTTGTTATATGCGCCACGTAATGCGGGAGTTGGGATCAATTTGATCATCCCGTGAGGCGTTTCTAACATACGATAGTTAAAACCGAGTGTATCTCTTTCTGAGGGTTGAACCTGTACGCTCCAGTTTGATTTACCTGCGATACCAGTAGTACCGTCTATTTTAGACCAGTAAGAAAGTGCGCCAGCACCACAGAAAGCAAGCTTAGTGCCACTTTCGGGTACGTACTGAAATACTTTCTCCATGTCATCTACAAAATCCTCATACGAATACGTACCAGACGCAATCGCAAAGATATTCTGATCATCACCAGACGAGTTACCATATTTATCAATCGCAGTTACCAATCCCATAGTTGAACGAACTACTTTGCCGTCAACATCAGTACGATGTGTATCGGCAAAAGTATCACCACCAGATAGGTTAGTACCTGCTACTGATTGTCCAAATAAAAATGCACGTTCTTTTTGCATTTTATGTTCTTGGGATTTCTGTAATCGTAATCGAGCTAACTCGGAGCTTTCACCTCGAAGGGCGGCGGCGTGAAGAGTACCTGTAATCTCCAGAGGCGTTTTGAAAATCTGAGCTGAGTTGTAAACAACTTTCAGTTCGTCAGACCATGCTTCGGGGGATGAGGTTCCTTCGCCACGTGCATTACCAACAACGTTCATAACGTCATTGTCGGCGAATCCAATGGCTCCATCTGTTAGGTTCTTTACTTTAATCGTAGTAGCGGAAGGTGCTGAGGTAATTAATACCACACCTTTACGAGTTGTTTCACCCGTGTTCCAAACTTCTACTTCCAAACCGATATATGAAGAATCAACGCTTGACGCTAATCCTTCAATGCCATCTATTGTGATAGCACCTGATTCGGTATCATTTGCGGCTAAAGAAGTTGTATAACCATTGTTAACAAACTTCTGTTTTACCCACGGGTTTCTATGCTCAAACATTTTGAACATAGGATCTTTGACCTGTCTGGTTTCTTTATTCGATAATACAGTTGTGAAGGGTGCTACATCAGTCCAAAGCTCTTTGACGATTTGAGGATCGATGTAGAAGTCCCTGCGGTCTGTATATAATACACCAGAGGCTTCCAGTTTCTTTGCAGACATTTTCTATTTCCTTACTCTGCTATGCGAAAGTAAGCCCGCATTGAACAAGTCTTGATCTGTTGCCTGAGGTTCCGCTTGACCTGTAGTCACAGCAGTAGTGCGTGGCACTTGCAAGCGTTCCCCCGCTTGTCTCAGTTCATTAGCCTTGTTCTGGGCTTGTACTGTCGCAGTATTTGGTGCGTTCTGCATTTCAAATACCTTAGCAAGAATATCAACAGTCACGTTATTTGGATCTTGAGCCCATTGAACGAATTCAGAGGACTTGTTTTGATCCCACCCATACCCGTTTTTTACATGAGTATAAGCTTGATTTACAACCATTGCATCTCGCTGGTTGACAGCATCCTGCTGTCTCATAGCCTCTTGCTGTTGCATTGTATTAAGCAACTGGTCTACACGTGAGTTTTGATAATCTTCCTTTGCTAAACGATATTTGAACGAATCGCTTTCAGGGTCATTATATGCATCGACCTCACTATAGCTTGTAGGTTGAGCTGGCTGATTTAATGGAGCCTGTTGTTGTTGAGGTTCAGCAGGGATTCCATTTTGCTGTTGATCATTCATTATCTTGCTGACCATATTTTTGTACATGGTGTTCTCTTCCGCAAGACGTTGATTGTCATTTTTATGCAGGTCAGATTGGCTTTGCCAATATGCTATTCTATTCGGGTCGTCTTTAGCTGGCTCTTGAGTCTCAGAAACCGATACCTCTTGTTCGGTTTGAGTCTCTGGTACTTGGGTAATTGAGCTTGGGTCATCGACAGGGCGTGTAAACGGTTCCTGTTCGCCAGTTATAGTTTCTACACTTACTTCCGTAGGCGGAGCCTCAGTCATAAGTATCTGTGAACTATCGTATGATCCTACCTCAGCATTACTTGCTTTTTGTTCTTCCATTATTCCTCTAATGGTATGATGTCACGGTTCGTAGCTTCTTGCTCGGCAACCGTTTTTCTTAGCTTCTTCACTTCGTCTCCTGCACGTTGTTTGAACAGTTGTTCGGTGGCTTCAGCTTTAGTTGAAGACTTATCCAGACTGGATTTGAACTTCTCAAGCTCTACCCTTTGTCGTGCGTGGACTAATTCTCTGTTAGCAGTTTGAAGATCTCCCTCTAAATCTTTTACTTGGTCGCCCAATCCCTGTATCTGCTTTTGCATTTCAGCCATCTGAGAAGAGCGTTCTATTACGCCCTCCATATCAGCAACGTCTGTTTGCTTTAATACTTCTATCTGATCAATTAAACCTTTTTCATATAATTGCATATAATATTCAAATCTTGCCCATCGGTTAGATGGTAATGTAGAACCAGAAACGACTACTACATCATATCTGCCAACGGTAACATCGTTAAGTTTTCCAAGAAAATCACCTGTAATTTCATCGTACAGAGGAACGTTAATTGATATTTCCTTTGCTTTAGAGTTTGGCTGAAGAAGCCTTAATACTTTTTGAGATGTATATGTAGCCTGAATAAGCTCAACTACTACCTTAGCTATCATATTTAATCCAGATTCAATATCATCTCGTTTGCTTTTTATTCTCCTTTGCCCATACTCGTCTATGGCAATGGTTCCTTTATATGTGTTTGGCATCTGAGATGCATCACCCTGCATAATCGCATATAAACCAAGAATTCTCTCTACATCTGCACGTGCATCTGCTTCGTTCTTATATAATTCATTTGGAAGTGGCATAGGTGCAAAAGAAATAGGTTGTCCTAATTCTGGATCAAATTCCAATACGCCTGTACCTGCCCTTGACCATTCTGTCTCTAACTGTGCTTTATTAATAGATCCCCTTGGAACCAGTAACTTTGTATTTGTAGATGAAGACGCATGTGCAATAAGCAGAGAGCGTAGCTTGTTAATATATTCCTGTAAACCTTTTACCAGCCTCACATCGCTCATTGGATATGGATTACGATTATGACGATTCATCATAGTAACCAAAGGATATGTAGATATAGGCATTACTGTTTCAAACAACATTTGACCGCCAACACAAACATATTGCTGAATTCGATCAATAGAGATATTGTTAGCAACGATTTCACCTTGTTCGATAAGATCAGAAATGGTAATTAATTGAAGACGTACTGTAGACTGCGGGACAGAACCTTCATGCTCTTCACCCTCCATTAAGAATGGTTCTCCTGTCATGGGCGACATCATCTGATGAAACACTTCCCCATACTCTTTATACATAGCCATGTGTTGACCAATCTCCTCTGGAGAAGTAACAGTCTCAGAGCCTTTAGCTGTAGTAACAATAAATGCTGGTTGCGCTGAATATTCTTCAAATTCTTCAGGATTAAGAATTCGTTCTATATTTGATATAGGATCATAGGTACGTACAAAGGGTTGCTTTACTTTAGTATAACGCTCTATTACTTCTAAGTAACGTTCATCCCTGTTTGATAATCTAAATGAATCCAGATCGTTCTGAGAAATAACCTGATCATCTAATCCATGTCTGGATGAGACATCTTTAGGTGCAATTACGGATTCAGTAGCTTGTTTAATAATATCCGCTGAGTCTGGATATTGTGAAATGAGTTGAGATTCAGCATGAATCTTAGATATAATAACGTGCGATGCATCGTCTATAAACGGACTTTGAGAGCTTGGATCTATATATACACTAAGCGGATCAATACATTTAAGTAATATCTCTCCCTTGCCGAAGTCGTCATTAGGGTCGTAGTATACCATCATACAACCCATGCCTTTAACGTAATAATCGTCTATTGCCGTTTTAAGTTCTGTGTTGCCGTCAGAGTAATCCCAAACCCAAGCCATAAGGTCTGAAAAAATTTTCCCCGTTTTCACATCTGAGGTTTCTCGACCTGTAGATTGGAATCGGGGGACATTTGCAGTAAGCATTGCCTTGGCTTGCTCAACTGCGGGATGAAGAACGTTTACTACGAGAGGTTCTTGCGCACGGGAACGGAGCGTATCAACTTGTTCTTTTGTCCATTGAGCCCCATTGCGGAACTCATTATCTTCGATGGCTTGTTTTGCCCATTTGCTTCGTGCGGAAGAATACTCTCGCAGTAATTCTTCACTTTTCTGACATTCTAAATTTTTCTCTGGCATGCTCTTCTTTAAGTGAATTACGTAACTTCTTGTATAGACGCAATTTATAAGCTAAAGTTTCATGCAAGCAACCAATCATGTGAGCTTTGTGCCAAGTTTTGTTCCGAGTGCTGAGGTTTTAGGTCACCAGATGAATGATATGGGATATAATTTCCCTTCATTGCATAGAACAATCCATCTAAAAGGTCATCATTCTTACCTCTTGGATATAATAACAACTCTCCTTTTAACTCATCCATATTGGGAGTTATATATACTTTACCTTGAGCAAAGTGCGGTTCAAGTGTCTCTAAGCGGGAGGACTTTGAGGTTCTTGGAGACTCTTTGATTTCAAGCCCAGATATGAATAAACCCTCATCTTCGGATCTTTGACGCAAGTATTCCCTTAACATCTCCTGATAACCAACAGATTCAATGCGAGTCTTTACTGGTTTATACTTTTTAAACTGCTTTATAATAGAATCAGCCAAATTCATTGGAGTAGACCGCTTTCTGAAATAAGGAAGGATATATTTATTATTCTTATTGTCAACAGCTATAGATACTACTGTAGAGTAATCAGCAGTCCTTTTCGTTGAGGATGCAGGATCTACACCCATAAATATATTTACAGGTATTAAATCTTCACAAGGCTTCCCATCCTTCTCTGTAAATTTCATAAAAGCATCCTTATCATCATTATACTCCAGATTGCCCTTATAGTATTTAAAATACTCTTCTTTGAATAACTGATCCTCATCACCCACTATTTGACACAAGTATTCACGATAAAACACAGATACCCTGTTAATAGACTCTAACTCTTCCTTCTTCTCCTTCAATCTGCGTATCGGCTGCCATTCTTCCCATAGTGCTTCGTTCTTATCCATGTTTGGAGCAAAGTGCATATTCCTCCACCCCTTCATCTCTTTCAATGTTTCTACAATGCACCTTTGATGCTGTGGCGTACCAATAATAGCTATCTTGCCTTTCTGGGGATCAAGGGAAGGAACCGCTGATTGGAGTAACCATCTAAGGTTTCCCTCCATAGCTTCAGCCGTTTTAGTGTTCATCTCATCTTCGGGGTCATCTACTATAATAAGCGTAGGTCTTTGGTTCCCTACCTTTATTCC